TGCTTTGGTAGCACTAAATTGTCAAAAGGTTTTATTTGCTTTCCCTTGTGGTAAAGGACAGATAACCGTTGAAGACAAAGATATCCAAGCAACAGATTCGTTGCAAAATACAGAAGATCTATTTAAAGAGCTTCGATGTCCAGAAGAACTTTAGGATCTTCATAATGCTCTATAGTATTAATACCCAAAGATATTAAATACTCAGCAACTTTATGTTGATCCTTTTTTTGGTTCTCACAGAAATCAGCAAACTTTTTAGCCAGATGTTTATTTATATATACAGGCTTCCTTCCATTTCTCTCAATGAAAATTGGATCTTCAAACTCGCATAAATTCATAATTACCTTACTCATTTATTGATACTTCTACAGAATATTTGCCAATGTCGTTACCATCGCAATCAACACCATGTACCATTTCTAATTCAAGACAGATAAAATGTATGGCTTTTTGTAGATCCTTTATCCCGTCTTCTTTTTCTCCTTTACTTCTAGTTATGTACTTCAAACAACTACCTAAGTTATAGGATAGCTTATTAGCATATATATAATCAATTGGTTGTATTTTCAAATGGTTATAGTGCGTGCCACCTACCTGGTTGTTTGTAGCCAACTTATCTATTGATTGATCCCATTGCTCTGGTGTTATATTATCAATGCTCATAATTCCTCCTATATTTTTAAATTAATGCTTGATAACGAGTATATTAGCGTATATGATTATAAAAATCAAAACAAAGAGGAGTAAAACATGAGTAATAGTGAAAAAAAGTTTATTGATACTAAGCAACTCGCTGAACGCTGGATGAGATCACCTAGAACAATAGAAAACTGGAGAAATAAAAAGATGGGGCCAGACTATGTAAAGTTGGCTGGAAAAGTTGTCTATGACATGGAAGAGATCTTAAAGGTAGAGGAAGAGTCAAAGGTATCAAATGAAGCACGCACTACTTAGCCCATCTGCATCAGACAAATGGACAAAATGTCCAGGGATGCCAAAGCTAGCAGCAAAGGTTGACTACCAGGTTGGAGTACCTGCTGCTGTCGGTACATTAATACATTCCATGACTGAACAATTACTAAAAGGTTTTTTAGTAGACGTTAGCCTGGAGGATTATTGGCTAGGCAAAAAAGAATTTGTAGAGGATTTTGAAATAGAGGTAGACCAGGACATGATAGATTGTGCCAAGGTCTATGTAGATTATGTGCAAAATCGCACTAAAGAAATTGACGGGAGATTGCTTGTTGAACAAAAGGTTAGATTGGAAGAGATTTCAGATAATCTATATGGATACGCTGACGCACTTATCGTAACCCCTAAGAGAATGTGTGTCATAGATCTAAAGACTGGTAAATATCCCGTCAGTCCAGATCAAAACAAACAAGCAATGATTTACGCTTTGGGAGCGTTATCAAGATATGGTAGTGAAGACACTGAGGTTGAAATTACCATAGTGCAACCTAGAGCAACCTGGGGCGGTGGCCCCATCAAGACATGGCATACAACCGCTGAGTATTTAGTGGATTGGGCCTACGATTTCTTACAGCCCGCAGTTGATGCGTGTGAAGAGGAAAACCCTAAATATGTATTTGGGGATCATTGTCGCTGGTGTAACGCAAGAAGCATCTGCGATTTATATAAACTTAATAACAAGGAAAAAAAATGAGTGAAGTACAACAAGAACCTATAAAGTTTAGCTTTGAAGAGGGTGGAACTGAATATGCGTATGACGATCTTACTGAAGACAATAAGATACATTACAACAAATTAGCTAATGTTGAGAGACAGAAAAATGAATTAGTTGGTAATGCAAATTTTGAACTAGAAAAGCTTGATATTTTAAGAGCTGAATATAGTAAAAGATTACAAGATGCAGTTGAGTCTGAATCAGTTATAGAGTCTGCATAATGGGTTTAGCTGATATAAGAAAAAAGAGCAAACAGAAGCCACCTAGAATTATTGTTCACGGTGGCCCTGCTGTTGGTAAAACACATTTAGCTTCACAAACCAAAAACCCTATCTTATTAGACGTGGAAGACGGTTTGGGAAAGATTGAAATGGACAATATACGTTGCAAATCTTTTGAAGATGTAATGGAGAACCTAAACGAGCTAGCGCAGGAAACACACGACTATAAAACAGTTTGTGTTGACTCCTTAGATTGGTTAGAAAATTTATTGTGGGAAAAAGCATGCCAGGACAATGGTTGGAAATCGATTGACCAGCCAAGTTTCGGGAAAGGCTATACCGAAACATTGACGTACTGGCGCAAGTATATACACGCGTTAAATGTGCTTAGAGAAAAGGGCATGATGATATTCCAGATATGTCATAGCGAAGTCAGAAAGGTAGAAGATCCCAGGATTGAACCTTATGACCGTTACTCTCTCAAGTTGCACAGAAAAGCATCTGCATTGTTGTTAGAACACTCAGACGCATGTTTTTTTGCAGCTAAGAAACTTGGCACTATCAAGGTACAAGGCAAGAGCGGTGGCATGACTACTAAAACTGTAAGTGGCGATAGAATCATTTACACAAATGAAGAGCCAGCATTTTTAGCTAAAAACAGGTACAACTTACCTGATGAGATACCAATGGACTGGGAAACAATAAGAGGGGAGATGTTGAAATGAACGAGATAATCTCTGAGGAATATAACGAGCATAACCCTGGAGAAGATCCGCAATTTACTGATGGTTATTGTAACTATTGCGGATCTGAAGAGGATGATTGTGTTGAATATAAATGTTGGATTTAAACAAGGAGTAAATTATGGATCTAAGTAATTATAAGGTTGACGTCACAAATGACGATAGAATAAATTTAAAACCTGGTAGGCATGTGTTGCACTTCCAGGGCGAAACAGTATTAACAAGCGAAAGAAACCAGAACTGGGAAGGATATAGCGCAAAATTTGAAGTTGGTGATACAGCTCAAACCGTTGACGCGTTATTTACAACCAGGCATGAAAATGAAAAAGTAGTGCAAAATGGTCTAAAGTCATTACTTGCAATGTGTAAAGCAATGGGCTTGAAAGAATTGCCTAGTGATACTGAAACCGCATTTATGGGTAAAAGTGTATCTGCCGTTATCAAACAAAAAGAAGGAAGTACCTTTTTTGAAGTTGACCAGGACTGGGGCCGAACATGGGAACCTACTGATAAAAAACCAAAAGTGGTAAGTGAGAAGCCTATAGAGGCATCTCCGTCTGCGGAAGATCTTGATAAGATGGGATCAACTACGCTAGACGATGACGCACCATTTTAATTTTGACAACAACGACAGGCCAACGCTGTGTGCATATTGTAAAGCACCAGCGGGGCCTTTATTAAAGAAAGACAAAGAACATTGGCTTGGAGCATGCTGTATGGCTCATTTAAAAAAACTAGGTGAAGGCGAACGCCTCCCTAACAAGGCGCAACTTAATGACATTGGTACTGAGTACGCTATAGCATCCACCAAAAATTTATACAAAAAATTATTGATTGACAACAAAGGCGAACCCTTGCATGAATGGGAAAGGGACGATAGAAAAAAAATATTTGTTTCAATCATTAGAGAATATCTAAACTGGGCCAACGCCAGGGCCAGGGAAGATGACGAAAGGCTTATAAATGGATCTAAAAAAATACTGCAAAGATAACAATATAATACCAGAACTTAAAAATACAAATACACATAAAAAAACAACAAACGACTTAATACATGAGATGCAGGCACAAGGTTTGCAAATCAATCATCTGGAATCAACAGGTAAAATTGTTAGGGTGCCAGTCGCTCTACCTGGAATGAAGCCAGACCTAGGCGGTTCTAAGTCTGGTTATTATGTTGTTAATGAATTACACGGTCACTACTTCGCAACATTTGGTAATTGGAAAACAGGTTTTGAGGGTAAGTGGAGTTCAGTTGATTCTAATACTTTAAGCCAGGTGGACAGAGAAGCTTTACATAAACAAATGCAAGAAGCATCTGAGCAAGCGAAAATTGATAGAAAAATTAAGCAAGATGAGGTGGCAGAAGAGATACGGGAAAAATTTAATAAATGCAACGATGTTGTCGAGCATGAGTATCTCACAAATAAAAAGGTTAAAAACTATGGGTTGAAACAATCTAACGGTAGTTTAATTGTTCCCGTGTATTCTACTACAGGTGCAATAAGATCTATACAGTACATAGATAAAAAAGGGGGTAAAAAGTTTGCCTCAGCATCAGAAATTAAAGGTAATGTTTTTCTTATTGGAATTACATTTAACGAATTAGCTAATTGTGAAAGATTGGTAGTAGCTGAAGGTTACTCAACATCCGCAACAATATATGAAGCTACCCAGATTCCCGTGGCTTGCGTATTTAGTGCCAACTTTACGTTGGATGCAGTCTCTAAATTGCGCAAGCTGACGGGTGCTAGAATTATTTTAGCCCTGGATCACGATGATAACGGCGTGGGTGAAAAGAAAGCCCAGGAATGTGCAGCAGCAATACCCAACGTGGCCGTGCGTCTGCCCAGCGAGCGTGGCGATTACAATGACTTATATTTAAAGCATGGTTTAGATAAAGTGAAAGCTGAGTTGATGGAACACAAGCTTGGTATACAAAAGTATGCTATTCGTAACCTGGTAGGCACACCAGAACCACAAAAGTTTTTAGTAGAGGGATTGATACCAATGGGTAAACCAGGACTCCTGGCAGCGTCTGGTGGAGTTGGTAAATCATTAAGTGTAATCCAATTGGCATTGTGCATAGCTTGTGGTGGAAGATGGTGGGGAAAAGATGTTACTGAGCGTGGTAACTCTATTATATTTGCCAGTGAAGATGATCTTCCAGAGATCCACAGAAGACTAGAACTCCTGGATCCCCTGGGAAAAAGATTCCAATCAGAGCATGAGGTTTATATCTTTCCGATTCCAGAGCAGAAAGAACCAATGATTTTATTGAGGGAAGAAGGTGTCACGGATCTTGCAATGGAATTAGTGGAAGAAATTAAATCAATACCAAATATTAAATTGGTTTGTTTTGATCCGCTCCAGGCATTTACCACTGGTAATGTTTCTAGTAGTAACGAGGTTGGCCAGTTGTGGGGATCTTACTGTGCAAACATAAGCGCAAGGTTACAGTGTTGCACGCTAACCGTACATCATTTAAACAAACAAGGTTTAACCGTAGATTCAGATGACCAGATGGTTCAGAGAACCAGCGTGAGGGGCGCCTCGTCACTCGTCGATTCGCAGAGGTTCTGCCTCACAATGGCCCTGGCAAGTGCAGAGGATTGTGAAAGGATTTGTGAAGAGCAACATGTACCCTACGACAGAATGGCGGTGGTAAGAGGCGCACTTGTAAAATCCAACAGCGGAGGCGTAGACTATTCTGCAAAAACATTATTTAGACGCAACGGTGTTTTAGAACCATTAAATGAACCGCTAGATACCAGTAATTTATATGACAATTTTTAGGAGAAAATTATGAACTGTTGGCAATGTAACCAAAAATTAATTTGGGGTGGCGATCATACAGGCGAAGATTATGACAATGAAGATTACGAAATTGTAACTAATCTATCTTGCCCTAAATGCGATGCCTTGGTTCTCGTATATCACCAAAAAAAACAATTTGATGTGGAATAACCATAGGGAGTGTTAGGGACATAGTATGGGAGTGTTAGGGACATACCTTGACCAAGATAGGGACATAACTCTAGTAAGAGGCTCCCATATATCCATACCATACCATGGTATATAGGAAGCGAACCCCTTGAGGGGGTTCAGCTTCCAGGGAAAAGAGAGAAGTAAAGAAATGAAAAGATTTAAAACAATAGACAAGCACCACTGGTGGATCACGGCACACACGAGCGAGCGGGAGCGAGCGGGAGTCTTTGTCCCGTTAGAGCTAGCCAGGAGAGACGGAGACTTCTCCAGGGTGAGAACAGTGGTATGGGCTTGGTACAGGCGCGAGTGCGGGCGGACGGATCTATCCGTGAGTGCGAAGCTTATTATGTGGGCGCTATGCGAGCGGTGGAGGTATGAAACCTGGAGCAGCCATGATGCGATTAGTTATTATGCAAAGATGACTGGTGTTAATAGAAAAACATCTGGTAGAGCTATGACTGAGTTAATTGAGAAAGAGGTGGTGTGGTGTGTCCTGGAAGGTGAGCAGAAAAGATTAAGGAAATCACAACCTGGTGGTAAGAAGCATTTTTTGTTAGTGGGCCTGGTAGATCTA